GCAGCGCTCAATGATCAAAATAGCGATTGGTGGGCATTGTGCGACGTTCTACATGATGAGAATAGAGCGTTGGATATTGGGTCTTGGGTTGAATCGCAAGAGAAACTTTTCATTACTGTGCTAAGTGATCCTGATAATTTGTTGCCATATGCGACTGATAATACATCTGTTGGTCATATGCTTATGCAGAACCAATTATTCAGGACTGCTTGGTGGTATGATCCTAATCCGCAAGACTTTCCAGATGTTGCTATAGCATCCAAGAGTTTCACTAAATATCCTGGCCAGGAGACTTGGGCAAATCAGCGTTTGAGTAATGTTCCTTACACCTATATGTCTGAGACTAACTACAGTAACATCTTCAATAAGAATGGTAATACATTTGAGCCGTTCCGCAATATTGCTATTACACAGAATGGTAAAGTTGCTGGCGGAGAATGGATTGATGTTATCAGGTTCCGTGATTGGTTGTGTGAAGAAATAAAGACACGAGTGTTCTTGCAGCTTGTAGATAATCGCATTCCATATACTGATCCTGGCATCGCAATTATCAGAACTAGAATACAGCAAGCACTAGACTTTGGTGTTGCTCGTGGCGGTATTGCGCCGCCAGAAGTAGATGTTGATGGTGATTTGGTTCCTAGCTATATCATTACAGTTCCTTTGTCACAATCAGTATCTGTGAATAACAAAGCCAATCGCTTGCTACAGGATGTATATTTTACAGCAAGATTGGCTGGTGCTATTCATGTTATTCAAATCCAAGGGACATTGACTTATGAGTCTTTGCCTATTGGAGTATCAACTAATGCTGTAAATCAAGCAATGACTGCTACTAGAGCGGCACAAGCACGTGACGCTAATCGCAACACCGTTCGGGCATAAGGGAGTAACGTTCAATGGCAATGCGGTCTTATAACTCAGCAAAAGTTATTGTGATCTTTAATGGATTTCAGATTACTGGTTTTGCTGATGGAACTTTTCTTGATATAGTAATGCAGAATGACGGGATCACCACTCAAGTGGGCGCTGATGGTGAAATTGCTCGCGCTGTTAATACTGATCGGCGCTGCACCGTTACTGTTACTCTTCAGCAGACATCTCCGGCCAATGATTTTCTTTCTACTATGTTTGCTGTTGATGTTCTTACTTGTGGTGGCAGAGTTGGTCCGATCCTAGTTCAAGACTTGTGCGGAACAACTCTATTTGCTGCATCAGATGCTTGGATTGTTAAACCAGCAGATGCTCAATTTGGTAAAGAGATTTTGACTAGGGCATGGGCTATTCATACAGGCGCGCCAGCAACTTATAACATTGGTGGCAATGTTCTTAACTGATAGGTGAACTATGGCTATTGGGCCTAGGCACGAGTTTGTTTTAGATAACGGCAATAAGTTTTTGATCAGACGATATGATGCGTTTCTATCATTGAAGATACTTGGAGAAATACAGAAACGATTTCTATCTCCATTTGTTCAAATGATAGAAACTCGTGATCGCCCAGCTAATGGAGAGGATCATTTTGGTGAAGCTGTAGATAAACTCTCTAGAAATTTGGATGGTGATTTGCTAATTGATCTTGTTAAAAAAGTATGTCATCCAGATTTTATTACTGTTGTAGTTGAAGGACAGGATCCAGAAAAGTTTGATGAAGGATTATTGAACTTAGCTATTGCTGATGTATCTGATGTTATTGCTTTAGTAGTGGAGGTGCTTAAGTATAATTATACTGGCCTTTTTACGAAAGGCAGAACCCTTATTGGACAGGCCCGCGAGAGTATGGTGATCCACTAGGCGTTCTGCGAGATGATTTGGCTGAAGAACTCTTAATATGGAGACCAATAATGGAAGGATTAGTAACATTAGCAGAAGTAAAATCAGGAGATGCTGACATAATGGACTTACTGAAACTAAATGCTTTACTTGATATGAAGGCTGCATTGGAACGAAAGGCTATGAATGATGCCCAGCAAAAGCAAAGCACAAGTTAGGTTTGTTGCTATGAAAGCAAAACAAGGAGCAAAATGGGCTAAAGAATGGCACAAAGCGGACAAGAAACGAGGCACTAAACATTTGCCATCCCGCGCCAGGAGTAAGTAATTGGCAATTGTTCGTGAACTTGTCACTATACTTGGAACTGAGCTTAATGACAAGGGCATCAAAGATTATGAACATGGTATAGAAAGAATAAAAGAAATAGCGTTGGGTGCCGCTAGTGCTATTGGTATTGCATTCTCAGTAGAAAAAATATCAGAATTTATTGAAGGTATTCTTGACAGTGGAAAAGAAATCAATAAGATTAGAGCACAGATTGCTAACATTGCGCGTCCTATGGACGATGTCAATGAGGCTATGTCAAGAACATTTGATATAGCGCAAGAAATAGGAGTTGCTTATACTGGAGTAGCAGATACATTTAGAGATTTTCTACAATCATCTAGAGATTCAACTATATCGCAAGAAGAACTATTAGCTGTAACAGAAAATCTTTACAAAGCAACTAAAGCTGATAGGCTTTCAGCAGAAAATCAATCTCAATTAATGTCTATTATTCGGCGTGTGGATGTAATAGGTAAAGCCAGCCCACGCATAATTGGTATGTTACAGAATACATCTATTTCTGCTTTGAATTTATTGAGGGATTATTTTCATACAGATGAAGAGGGATTGCGAGCATTAGCAAAAGCAGGCAAAATAACATTTGAGGAATTTACAAAAGCATTGGGCAAAACCAATGCTGAACTAAATGCTAAGTTTGCTGCCCTTCCATGGACATTCGGACGTGGTTGGGAGTATGCACGTAATCAAATGGTTTATGCTGCATCTGAATTTATTAAAGTAACAAGATTATCAATCATATTTGGAACTGCTATTAAATGGTTAACTGATCAAATTGTTAGTATGTTTAAAGCATTCTTCAATGCTGTTGGTGGTGCGAAGAATGCAATGGAAGTATTAGGCATTGCTATGGCTCTAGTATTAGGGCCTAGAATGCTGGCTTATTTGATTGATATGGTAGCATGGATGTGGCGATTTACTGCTGCTAATTGGGCAGCTATATTGCCTTGGGCTGCCATGGCAGCAGCTGTAGTAGCAGTTGCTGTTGCTATACAAGATTTGGTTTATTGGATACAAGGCAAGAGAAGTGCAATTGGAACTTGGGTAGGTTCATTCAAAGAATTAAAAGAAAGCTTTGCTAGTCTTGATATATTCTCTGGCTTTAGAGCCATTGGGGATATATTCAAAGGGGATTGGAAAGGTGCTTGGGAAGAATTAAAGACAGCAATTGGTGATGTGAATGCAATTATACTGGTTGTGATTGCTTCTATCGCTCTTGTAAAAGCTGGATTTTTAGCTTGGAATTTGTTAGAGTTTACTGGTGTAATTGCTGCTGTTAAAAATCTTATCAATGTTATTAAGGGTGTTCCAGTTGCAGCTAAAGAGGCTGAAGCTGCTACAGAAGCATTAGCGGCTGGCGCTGGAAAAGGGAAGGCTAGTGCTCCTGTTGTTGCTCCTGGTAGTGCGCCTGCTGTTGCTGGTGGAAAGGGGTTAAGCACATTAGGTATGCTTTGGCGTAATCTTGGATTATGGTTTACACTTGCCACCACTCTACATAGTGATACGCCAGAACTATCACCAGAGGATAAAGCAAAGTTAGATGAACGTAATAGACAAGAAGCAGAGGATTACAAAAAGAAATATCCTAATTATGATCCTAATAAAGCCAAAACTATAGGACAAGCATTTCACGATTTGTTTGTTCCTCCAGTTCCTACAGCACCAACTCCTGGCGCTGTTCCTACAGTTCCCTCAATTCCAGGAATAGGACAATTTGATGAATATGGTAGACCAATTCCAACTATAAATGTTACTCCATCAGGTAAAAGTGCATGGCAAGGATTTAAGGATACATTCTCATATCTTACTCCTGGCATGGGGGCAGTAGGTGCTGCAATAAATCCTCCAGCAGCAGCTATAGGTCCGCCAGTAGCTGCGCCTGTAACTAATAATGACAATAAGCAAATATCGCTTAATCAAACTAATACTGTAACAGTTCAAGTACAAGATGACTCTGGTCTGGCCTCTAGAATAGCAAAGTCAATAGGAGATTTCACTGGGGAGGTGTTCAGTGGTATCGCTCGTGACTTGGGACGCTCCAGTCCAAGAACAGAAACAGCGACTCAGTAACTTTTGTATAAGACATGGAGGATACTATACAGGTAAGAACTGCAGCGAATGTTCTGAGAAACAAACTACAATATGTGAGTTTGTAGATGTCGGGCAATATAGGACAAGTAGCATTAGCAGCAACCTCAGTAGGAGCAGGACTAGCATCAACAGCAATAGGTCTGTTCAGCGGCCCAACGAACAGCATGATAAGTTATCTAATGTTAGATGTTTTGACAACGGAAAATCTATCATTGCCTAGTGACGTAACAAAGTATCCTATTGAAGATGGTAGTGGAGACTTTACTGACCATATCACAGCACATAATGAAGAGATTAAAATTACTGGAATGATTTCGTCTGCGACTAGTTTTGGAATTGAGTTTGGTCCGCTTTGTTACTCTAAAATGATTGATGCTATAGACCAATTGCGTAAGATGCATAAGGCTAGAACAACAGTAACAGTTGTTACTGGCCTAGGTAAATATGAAGATATGGCCTTTACGGATATGACTATTGACCGATCAAACTCGGCCAATATTGGAGGTCAATGGCTAACTATAAATGTTGGATTGAGAAAGATAATCAAAGTAACTCTTCAAACTACTGATCTACCACCAGAACAAAATGCTGCTTCTGATGTGAAAGGAAAGACTGGTAAGACAGAACAAAAGGTTAGCAAATCTGATAGTTCAAATGAACCTCCTGCGAGTGTGGGTTATAATGTGCTTCCTCATGGTTCATATAAAGGTTACTGATGTTTATTATTGATGTACAAGATTTGAATAGCCAATCATTAGAAGCTGAATTGGACGGTCTCATCTTTTATATTGTGTTGGATTGGAATGATACTGGTCAATATTGGACTATGAGTATTCGTAATTCATCTTATGTAACTTTGATTGATGGTATATCAGTATCAGCTAATTATGCTTTAACTTGGCAGTTTAGATACTCGGATATGCCGCCAGGAGAGTTGTATGTTTCTAGTGCAAATTATAGAAATGGACCTGTTCCAAGAGATGGATTTAGTAGTGGTCAATATTATTTGATATATCAAACTTATGATGAGCTAATTGCTGCTGGTGTTATGCCGTTATATGGGGAGACTTCGCCAATTGTTATTTGATCGAACATATCGTTTGTTGATAGGAAAGAAAGGTCAATCTCAAGGAATTGAGATTACAGACTCATTGCGCGTTCAATTTGAAATTGAAAAGACTGCTAAGAAAAATCCTAA